TTCTTAAAGCGCTTGACTCTATTTCTGAGTGGCGCAAGAAAATGATTGCTTTGGCCTTGATTGAAGTCCCGAAAATCGTTTCGTCCATTGTTGATGAATTCAAAAAAATTGGTGATGGATTAAGAAAACTCGGAAAGTTCATTTGGGATGGACTTATTAACGGTTTGAAGGGTGCTTGGAGCACCGTTACAAACGGCATTAAGGGATTCACTGATGGTTTCATCAACGGCTTTAAGAACGCGCTTGGCATTCATTCTCCGTCTAAGGTGTTCTATGAAATTGGCGATTATGTTGTCCAAGGTTTCACAAATGGTATCAATGCAGCTTTGCCCTATGTTGAACAGGCCATGAACAATATGGCTGATAAAGTCAAAGAAGCCGGAGAAGGAATGATTGATGCTGGCGCAAATGCTGCAAATGATTATCTCGATGGGTTCTTTAATGGGCTTGATAGCAAATGGTCGCAACTTAAATCCAGCTTTCAAAATGATTTTACCGGAACGATAAAATCGTTAGTTGACGCTGTGAAGCAGGGCGATATCAAAACAGTCGGCACTACTACAGCGGCTATTATCTGGCAGGCAATGGGTGAGCAGAATCGAAACGAAGTCAAGTCTTATGCCAACAATCTTGTCTCCAACCTTGTAAAGGCTTTCAAAGGCGCAAACACTCAAATTTACGGCGCGGCCAAAAATATTGGAACCAGCATTCTGAATGGTATCACTTCTCAATTCAGCAATATCGCAAGTCAAGCCGTTGGACTTGGGAATAAAATCATGACGAGTTTTGCTTCCATGTCCGGCCCGATGGCCGTAGCAGGCAATGCGATCAGTGTTGGTTTGTCGAGCGGCGTTCTGAGCCAGTTTCCGAGCATCATTGCCGGAGTTGCTGGACTGATTGGGCAGGTCGGAACGGCCTTTATGGGCTTGCTGCAGACCATCGGTAGCGTCTTGACGTCTCTTGGCATTCCTACTGGCGTCCTTCTGATTGCAGGTGGCGTTGCGATCGCAGCTGCCATTACTGGCATTGTCGGGGCGCTTGGCGGAAAGTTCTCTTCGTCCAAGTCTGATGCTTCTGTCAGCACCGATATTTCTAAATATCCAGGCACGAGCGATTACGACAAAACGACCGGGTCTGGAACTGTTTCTAGTGGTTCTTATACAACCAATCCAGGCGTCAGCGCAGAAGAAATTCGCGGGTCGGTTTACAACGGCTGTTACAATGCATTCCTTGATATTTTCCAGCGGTACGGCGATGAAATCACCGGTGGTAAGGAAATCAAGCTTTACATTGACGGAAAGCAAATCACTGCTTCTGTTGAAAAGCAGCAGAATTCTCGCGGACAGTCCTTAATGGGTAGTGAAATTTATAGCTACTAAGGAGGTGGCGGTTCTATGGCAAATATTCCAGCACTGGTAACGGTAAACGGCGTAGAGCTTCCTGAACCGTCCTCCTATGGAGCTACGACCAGCACCATTGTGGATTCTGGGCGAAACGTTCAAGGCAAAGTGGTCGGCTCTGTTGTGCGGCATGACGTGGCAAAGGTAGCTCTGAAATGGAACTATCTTACCGCACAACAGTGGGCCACCATTCTAAGCCTGTTCACCACTCGTTTTTACTGTACTGTCCGATTTTACAATCAGGCAAAAGCAGGATATGACACCCGGCAGATGTATGTGTCCGACCGCACATCTGGTATGTGGCGACGTGGCCCTAAAACGGGAAATGTGATGGGCTTTACGGATTGTTCGCTTTCGCTTGTGGAGGTCTGACTTATGGTACAACCTTCTCAGAAATGGCTTGATAAGTTCTCCGAAACTCTTGTTCCGGAGATGTTTGTTAAAATCACATACGGCGTTACGGAGCCTGGCTTGCAGGAAGACGCAACGCCCAGTACGAATGGGGAAACGTTTTTTAGCAATGCTTCTTCTATCGTTGACACTGAAAAGCAAAATTACACAAAATATTCTACCGGCGAATTGAACTTCAGCGTTTTGGATGGAAGTTTTATCCTCCCTGATTATAATTCTGACCCGCAAGAA